AGATCGGACTATTGACGTTCAGAGCGTAACAGAATCGACAAGCACGTTTACGCAATGATAAAAAAATTTAAGATCGCAAGCGCAATATTATTTTTTTCTGTCCAGTTTCCAAGTTTTGCAAATACCAATATGACTAACAATCCGGTCAGTAATAGTTCTGGAAGCGTCACAAATTTAGGGGTGATGAATATGCCGACAAGACAGTTTCAAAATCAGGTTGGAATGAATACTGTTGTTTGTCAATCTGATACATTAGTCATCCAACCCTTCGTCACTTCATCGGCATCATATACAAAGCCTTTTCAAGGTCATTATTTAGATCCAATATATTCAGTAAAAGATACGGAAGGCGCGACAGATGCAAACGGAACTGTTATCGGTGACGGTGATCCTGACAATCCCGGCCAAATTATCGGCTATAAATCAATAAGAACAGCACAAAAAGATACTTATAGTATTTCGCCGGGAATCAGTTTATCTTGGAATATTTCACTAGATCGTAAGGCGGTGAAGTTATGCCGCGAAGCTCAACAAAGACAATCTGATTTAATACAAGCAAGAGTAAACGACAATATGTATGCTCTTGAATTAGGACGTTTGAAAACGTGCGGGGATCTTTTATCAAAAGGTTATAATTTTAAAATTTCGTCAAAATATTATAAATTATGCGAAGATGTCCAATTAACAAATCCAAGTAATACTTTAATTAATCATCAACATTCTTTGAAAGAAGTTTCTGTTTCTTCTGACGTGAAGAAGAAGTAAATTTTGTCCCTGATTTTTTGCCGAGTAATTTTTTAACACGGTTTATTATTTGCTTGAAAATTGGTTTAAGAAGCCGCGTTATGAAGGGCGTTGCTGTTGCCGCTGATGTTGCAACGATTGTTACTACTAAAGTTGTCGCCACTACAGAAGACGAAGGAAGGTATTTTGAAACGATGTCAGTTTTTCCCCATACTTCAACACATTTTCCTTCTAATATTTCAAAGCCAATTACTTTTTCATCAGCTTCGGCGTTTCTTAAATCGTTTAATCTGTATTGTTGGTCTTTCGCAGGGCAATCAATTTCTTTTTCTTTGATTACATTATCATTATTATTTTCTTTTGTTTTTGGAATTTCTGGCGTTTTTATATCAGGAATTTCTGGCGCTTCTGTATTTGTATTTTGTTTCGGTGTGACTATTTTTGCAGTCGGTGAATAATCAGGTGCAAAATAAAAAGGGGCTGTTGCATCACATATTGCGATATTTCCATCAGTGTCATTGTTAAAATGATCGCTCCCACCTGTTACAGAATCGCGTACAACAGCGCAAGGCGCATCAATGACAGGAACGCCCATATCAATTGTTAAGGGCGTACTTACAACGATTGGCGGTTCAATATGTATTGGTTCAGGAATCTCTATATTCGGGATAAATATTTCTTTAATTTCCATTTTAAATCAAAATACTTTTAAGTTTTTTGGTCAAAATTTTATAAGACGTTTCTTCGTTAAAATAAAGTGATAATAAATAACGGTCTTTACTATCTAAATTTATTACTGCGTGTTTCTTTTGATTATTAAATAAATAATATGTATAAGGCTTATATTTTAGTTCAATTATATTGTTGTGATACCATTCATCTTTATGTTTACCAAACAAACAATAACTATGGTGTTCTTTACTTACTAAACAATTAATACAAGACTGTCTGTAATCATCAACGTGCCAATCATAAAAAGATTTATTTTCAACTTTTAATAATCCTAATTGTTTTATAGGATGTATTTTATTTATTTCGTTAAGGGCTAATTCTTTTTGAATCCAAGAATTATCGAGAAAAATTACATCAAATCCAAAATGTTGTTGCCAAAATAAATTCTCAGAAGATATTAAATTTTCAAGATATAAAACTAATTCATTTGATTTTGTTTTTATTTCTGAAAAACAATCAATTGAAATCATATTCTACTTATATTTTAAAAGGAGAAACACCGCCTGTTGTTTTTGGCATCTTTGGCATTTCTGGCATTTTTATATTAGAAATTACTTCTTGAATCATTTTTTCTTTAAAATCTTCACTTGTTACCATCATGTAACCGTAGACGCCAGCGCCGACAGTTGACGCGCTAAGTATAAAACTTAAAATGGATAATATCTGAGAAATTTTTGCCATGATTAGAGAGATTTTAATAAAATTAGCAACGCCCCTTACGTTGATGACGCTGTTTCTTCTGGTTGCTTTGATGCCTTTATTTCTGATGGCTGGTTTGATTCGGGTTCAGCTTCAAGAATCTGCTGTTCCAACAACTTCATCGCACCGTTAACTTCATATAAAGCAATTTGTAAATTTTGCCTTTCTAGTGCAAGTTGTTGCAGTTTTTCTTGTAAATTCATAATTTAATAAAGTTTTTTACCAGCAACAATAGCAGCATCAATGGCTGTAAAATCTTCTGATGTCCAAATAGAAGTCGTACCATCAGTCTTTTTATAGTCTTTGATAATTTCAAGATGTTCAGTATTTCTCTGAATCATTGCTTTCCATTCTACCTCAGTATCATTAGACCCTGTTCTTGTTCCATATGCAGCAAAGTTAGCATCTGTATTAATAACAGTTACGCTATCGCCAGCAGCAGAAAAGATTGCTGCGATTTCATCTGCGGTTTTTTCTTCCATAATAAAAAATTAGTTGTTTACAGTTTACCCTGCTTCGAGGGCTGTGACTTTTGCTGATAGTTCTTGTACTGCTTTTACAAGAACAGGAATTAATCTTCCATAAGATGCTTGTAATTTATCTGTATTGCTATTATCTACAATTTTGATAATATCGTTTTTATCTCCTAATGATGTATTTAATTCCTGTGCTATAAAACCAAGTTCTGTTTTACCATTATTAGCACTTACAGGCATTAAAGCTTCTGAGTCCTCACGAATTGCCCATTTAAACTGTCTTGTTTTAAGTGTATTTATTACATCTAAACCATAAATTGAATCAACAATATCTGTTTTATCTCTTTCATCAGATAAAGAACTTATAGATTGTTGTTGACATCTTAATACGCTTGTACTGCTATTACCTAATACAATTTCATTACTTGCATTAGAGGTTGAATTAGCATCATTTCCAATATAAATAGAATTACTTGCTGTTGTAATTCCTCTCCCAGCTTGTATTCCAACAAAAACATTACCTGCACCAGTAGTACATTGATAACCTCCTTTTTCTCCTACACCTACGTTGCCATTTCCAGTGGTAACAGCAGTTAAAGCATCATATCCCACGGCTGTATTTTCAGATCCAGTTGTACAGGTATCTAAAGCGTGCATACCTACGGCAACACTTTCAATTGCAGTTGTAATATCTATTCCAGCAAATCGACCCACGGCAGTATTGTTACTAGCAGTTGTAGAACTAAATAAGGCTTCATGTCCTATAGCAGTGTTGCAATTACCAGTTGTATTTGTATTTAGTGCGTTTCTACCTACTGCCACATTTTGTTCGCCAGAAGTGCCGTTTGTTGAAGCCTGTAAACCTACAGCCACATTACTTGTACCACTTGTATTACTACCTAGTGCTTGGTATCCTAATGCCGTATTATTACTAGCTGTATTCACCTGTAATGCTTCATAACCCACTGCTGTATTGCTCCCACTTGTTGTAGTAGCACTTAAAGCATGAAGTCCAACGGCAGTATTTCTAGTTGCAGTGGTATTTGCATCTAAGGCATTAGCTCCTACTGCTACGTTATCAGTTCCAGTTGTGTTTGCTCCTAATGAGTTATAACCAACAGCAGTGTTATTACTTGCTGTTGAGTTATTAGCTAATGCACTAGCACCGAGAGCTACGTTTGAAGCTCCAGTTGTGTTTACTAGCAATGCGTTATAACCTATTGCTGTATTATTATCAGCAGTTGTATTTGAAAATAAAGCTGCACGTCCTAAACCAGTATTTGCTGCTCCTGTGGTATTACCTGATAATGCAGCATAACCAAAAGCACTATTAGAAATAGCTGTTGTATTAGCATCTAGTGCAATAGTACCAACAGCCGTGTTTTCTGTTCCAGTTGTGTTAGCTCCAAGTGCAGCTTTACCGACAGCAACATTATCATTTGCAGTAGTATTAGCATCTAAGGCATTAGCACCTAAAGCTACGTTGTTGGCTCCAGTTGTGTTATTCAGTAATGCAAAATAGCCAATACCTGTGTTATTACTGGAGGTTGTGGAAGATCCTAAAGCTGATTTACCTAGTGCAGTATTATTGTTTCCAGTTGTATTGGCATCTAAAGAAGTAGCACCTACGGCTACGTTATCTGTTCCAGTTGTGTTTGCTCCTAAAGACGCATAACCAACACCTGTATTATTATTTGCTGTTGTATTTGCATCTAAAGAAAGATAGCCGACAGCGACATTTTCTGATCCTGTCGTGTTTACACCTAAGGCATCCCTCCCTATTGCAGTGTTGTTAGCCCCTGTTGTATTTTGATCTAAACAATCTGTACCAACTGCTGTATTACCTCCTGCCGTTGTAGTAGCACCTAAGGCTGATTTTCCGACAGCAGTATTTCCATTTGCTGTAGTAGCATCATCTAAAGCATTAGCACCTACCGCAGTATTTGAGTATCCAGTTGTGTTTGAAGTCAAGGCTATATATCCCACTGCCGTATTATTACTGGCTGTAGTGTTTGCAACTAACGAGTTATAACCAAGTCCAGTATTGTTAGCTCCAGTTGAATTAACAAATAAAGAGTTTGTACCAACACCTGTATTAAAACTAGCTGTTGTATTTGCTTTTAAAGACCCTTTACCTACAGCTAAATTGTCTGCTCCAGATGTTAAAGCTGTAAGAGCTTCTTTACCAATAGCAGTATTATTTCCACCAGTAACAGAAGCATCTAAAGCATTCTCACCAAGAACAGTGTTACCAGCAACAGAGTTTGCTCCTTTACCTACAGTTACAGAATTTATTGTTGCATCAGCAGCCGAAGTTAAACCACCAGTTAATGTTCTTAAATCAATCCAGCCATCATTTGCTGAATTTCTCATCTTTAAAATATTATTACTTGTATCAGCCCACAACATATAAGCTGCTGTCGTACTAGGTGCAGAACCAGAACTATTATTTGTTAATATCGCTTGTAATGCATTATTTAAATCGCTCCGGACGTTGGCGCCGGTTGAATTGTCTATGACGTAATCATGTACCGGGGGCATAATTGAACTCTATTTTTTATCTAAGTATATCTTAATAGTTAATTTTTAACTACCTCGCCCGAAACCTGTAGCAGTATATTTAAATTCTCTATCTACAAAACTAGATCCATTCTTTACATCTATATTAAATCCACTTCCTGTAATTGATGAAAGGGCAAAAAAGTCTCCTGATTGTGCATTTTCAATTGTTATTCCTATTGATGGTAAAACTGAACTTGCTGCAACGCTAGTTCCAGATTGACCTGTGAAAAAAGTATTTGTAAAACTGACCGACTTCTGAGAAGTACCTGACGAAATAATTCCGCCGCCTGTAGCCCCTGCATTTCCAAGACTTGTTTCTGTTCTACTTTCTAATTCTGCGGTATAACCTAATTGGTCGATTTCGATTGATTGTGCAGGGTCGTCCGAATCCATTTCACATCTAAATTTAAAACCTCGACCAACATAAGTTCCGTTAACAAAAGGATTAAATCTTGAAAAGTTTGCTCCATATGTACAAGAAGTTCCGCTTGATATTGTTGCACTTGTAGTTGAAGTAACTGTAAATGTGCTTGAACTAGGTACAGTAATTATTTCATAATTTCCATCTGTTGCAGATCCAGCAGTAAAGTCTATAACTACAAAATCACCAACAGAATATCCATGAGAACTTTTTGTGATTGTAATAGTTGTTCCGCTTTGTCCATAAGTTGCTGAAGTTGACAAATCAGGATCAAGGTCAGTTGTAGCAACTAATAATGATGCCCCGACATCAAATGCAGTTGCACCATCAAAGTCTGTCCAAGTATCAACATTTGCTGATCTTTTGTCGATTAAGTCATTTGGGTAAAAACCTTGTGTTACAAAATGCCTTCTAAGTCTTAATGGCTGTTTGCCACCTAAATCAAGAGTATTTGCAAATTCATATGAACCGCCTGTAATATCAACAGCGCCAAGAAAATCAAAATCAGCGATTGCATCAAAATCCGAAACACCATCTAATTCATCTAATGAACCTAAAACAAGACCATTTACATCATCACTAAAAAAGCAATCAACTTTTGCTCCACCAAAAGGCGGGGAATCATTATCTTCTCTATCTACTAATACAGATAATTTTGGTAAAGGATCAGGACTGTTTACGATTACTGAAGTTTCGCCAGAACTTAAACGCCCGCCATCGTCTTTAAATTTTAAAATATATTCGCCGGAATTTCCAATATTAGGAACAATCGTTTCGTTAATACTGCCCGGCAATGCAGGGATAACATCAACTGAATTTGTAAATGTTGCTGTTCCATCGCCGATGTTACTCCCTCTAACGACCACGTTTCCGCCGTGTACTACGTCAACGTCTGTTGCCTTATCAAATCTAAGTCTTACAAATTGATCTGAAATCGGTTCAATTCTTAAATTTGTTACGTCTTGTGGAAGTGCTGTTTTACCGACAGCTTCAAAAGTTAAATCAGTCGAAGTTGCTGAAAGTTGAGCCTGTACGTTATAACTAAAAACTTGTATTTCATAAGTCCCAAGTTGACTATTAAAGATTTCAAAATCTGGCCTTGATACTTTTTCTGTGACGAAGTTTCCGTTTTCATAACGATAATTTACTTGATATTCAACAACTCCATTAATGGGTTGCCAACTGATAACTATTTTTGAAACAGCTTGATTATTTATCGGAATTATTGTTTCAACTGCGGTCAAACCATCGGGCGGATCTGTTAAAGCATTTAATATCGAAACATTTCTTGCGGGTAATGCTTCGCCGTCTTCAATAAAAGCGTATTTTTCATTTATGTAAGATAAAGCTGTAATTATGTAATTTATTCCGTCTTGTTCTTCAACCGTTATTACTCTAAATTTTTGCGCTTGAATAGTTACGTTAGAAATTAACCAAATTGTATTTACATTCGGTGTTTGAGAAAATGCTGAACTTACTGTAACCGTGCCGCTTGAAACACTTGAAATTGTTTTTGTCTCGACAGAACCATCTGGCAAAATTAAAGATAAAGTCGCATCACCGACAGGATTACCAGAAGCGTCAACAGCAAAATCTGTTGCGTTTGTATCGTCTACTGTAACAACAGTTGTTGAAGTAACAGCCGAAAGTCTGCCTGAACGTCTTGCGCCTGCACGAACTGGGTCATTGATTTCGATTACAGCGCCCGGCCTAACCATTAACCCGCCGTCCATTGATGTTGTAAATGTCACTAGCTCAGATTCGTTAGCTTCCGAGAACGCAATTGCCTTTGCCAATCTGAGCGCTTGACCTCTTGATGTGCAACCGAAACCCTTTACCTGTTTAACAACAGTTCCGATTTTTGCTGACAATGTAGTATTTTCAAAAACTTCATAATCTATTTCTTGCGAATCCATATTAAAATATGAAACCGAAATAACAGAATGTCTTTGTTTTAAACTTGAACCTGAATAATTAAAACCATCACTTGAAATATTTGCCAAAGAAAACAAATATGAAGCATCTTTCGGGGAATCTTGAGCTAATAGTATTGAACCTGTTGACCATATCGGCATACAACGCATCACGCCCGCAAGTTCATTTATAAGGTCAAACGCTTCACTTGAAGATTGAATATTGACATTACAAGAAAATCTTGCTTCCTGTCCGCCAAATCCATCATCGACAAGAGTATTTGCAAATTTTGATGCGGTTACAAAAGAAAACAAATCGAGGTTTGCATCTGCAATATGTGTTCCAAATCCATATCTTTCAGTAGTGAGCAAATCTAATAACACCATCGCAGGGCATGAACACCAAACAGCAGCGCCCAAAACACCGTTAAATATATAGCCGTCAGGATAAACAATCCGGCCTGTTGCAGAATCTACAGTCGGTGTTCCTGAACTAGATGCTCCCGCACCCGGAATCCTTATTTTAATTCCGCGAATACGGAATTTTCTACGAGGAATCGAACTGAACTGTTGAGAATCAAGCCTGATCGCGTTATATGCTGAGTTTGCGTAAGTGCTTGCATCGTCAATAATTTCAGCAAAACTCGTAAATTGAAAAGAATCTATTAATGATGTATCTGTAGAATCTGCTGTAACTCTTGAAACTCTTACATCAACAGGAAACGCGCCTGTAATATCAACAGAATAATCTCTTTGATATGCGTCAGCGGTTCGACCTGTAATTGTATCTGTGAAAAGATCAGTAAAACCGCCGCTATTATATTGAACTGATATTTTAAGCTGAACAGAAGAACCTAAAAGATCACCTTCGTTTGTTGCTTTTTGTATTTGTGGAAATGTAATTGATACTTTTATACGATCAACGTTTGTATTTGTAATTTGTCTTGTAACTGGCGAAGATGCTGTAACAGTTACCCCGACAGGTGTTATTGATGAAGAACTTTCAATACCTGAAATTTTTGTTTGGTTTGCAGTGCCGAAACGCGGTGTAAAGGTTACATTTTGAAAATTAAAATCATTTGTTGCGGGACTTGATGAAGACGCTGTTGCTTTTAAAATCGGCGTATCGTTGAGAAAAACATCTTTCAAATAAGCATTTTTATATGCTGTCGTTGTTCTATCTGTTAAACCTTCTTTTGAACCGCTTGCAGAACCTTCAATCTCTCCTTCTGATATAAGGTCAAGGAAAGTTGCGAATTGCTTACTGTGTAAGGTGTCAGGGGTTCTTGTCGGTTGTCTTGGGGGCGGCGGCGAACCTCCACCACCTGAACCGCGAATAATTTTCTTTTTATCGGTCATGCTTGAACTTGCTCCGTATCAATTCCGCCAGAAATTACGACTGAGCCGGTGAAGATTTCTCCGTAAACAATCGGGACAGGCGTTCCAGCGCGGCTTGTCTGTTGCGTCCCTGAAAAACTAAACGAAATTCTTGGGTCTTGTTCACTAGAAAATTCAGGCTGTTTCGGCATCGGAAACAACATCCCACTAACACCGCTAAGAACTAAACCCGCACCAATAAGGCCGAGAGCCGCCGAACCATAAGCCCCCGCTGCATATAATCCTGTTGCACCTATCAAACCACCTCCGCCAGCTAAACCCGCCCCAGAACCGCCAGCAAAAAGCCCCGCACCCATCG